CAGATCAAACTTCCGGGTTCTCGAACCTTTGAAAACTGGACTTTGACCATCTTGAATGACGAGGGTATGTTCCTTCGCTCACGCTTTGAAAAATGGTTGGATGATCTCAACGGAGCAGCAAGCAACGTCGCACAGCGTCCGATTACTTTGACTAACGCAGTAGACTTCCCTACATGGTCGGTTGATCAACTTAACAGAAATGGTCAACCTATCAAATCGTATGAACTTCTTTATTGTTTCCCAACCAGCGTTTCTGCACAAGATCTTGCTGCTGATGCTGACGGACTTTCTGATTTCCAAGTGACACTTTCATACTCTTACTTCCTGACCAGTGGTGTAAATGGTATTCCTGTTGGAGCCGCACCAATCAGAGAGTAAAACATAGGGGATACTTATGCCTATTGATCTTTTCGGTTTCTCTGTTGGTAGAACAAAGAGAAACAATGTAAACTCCATGGTTTCGCCAGAGGCGGCACAAGCAAATGTGCCGTCCTTTGTCATGCCAGAAGTTGATGATGCGTACACTGTTGACGCAGGTGGATATTTGGGCTATGGCGTTGATCTTGACGGATCACTCCGCACCGACAGCCAATACGTTTTCAAATATCGTGATATGGCGATGCAGCCCGAACTTGAAAAGGCTGTCGAAGATATTTGCAACGAAGCGATTGTCTATGACGAACAACGCTATCCAGTGGAAATCGTACTGGATCATGTAAACCTTCCTGATAATGTTAAAGATTCGATCCGTAAAGAGTTTCAATATTTGCTGAGACTTCTTGACTTCAACAATCGCGGATATGAAATCTTTCGTCGTTGGTATATCGACGGCAAAGGCTACTATCACATGATCGTTGATCCAAAGAATCCCAAAAAGGGTATTCTTGAAATGCGTCCCGTTGATGCTGCAAAAATCAAAAAGATCGCAGAGGTCATCAAAGACAAAGATCCAAAAACTGGTGCTGCGGTTGTCAAGGGTGTAAAAGAAAAATACGTTTATCGTGATAAGCCGAATGAGTCCTCGGCACTGGAAATCGCACCAGAGGCTATTTGTTACTATCCCTCCGGCTTGTATGATGCCTCAAGATCAAGGGCAATCTCATACTTGCACAAAGCGATCAAGCCACTTAACCAACTCCGTATGGTCGAGGATGCAACTGTCATCTATCGCCTCTCGCGTGCGCCCGAGCGTAGGATCTTCTATGTTGACGTTGGTAACTTGCCCAAGACCAAAGCCGAACAATATGTTCGAGATTTGATGAATCGCTATCGCAATAAGTTGACGTATGACGCTTCAACTGGTGAAATGAAAGATGATCGCAAGTTTATGTCCATGCTTGAGGACTACTGGCTTCCACGGCGTGAAGGTGGTAAAGGCACAGAAATCACAACGCTCGATGGTGGACAAAACCTTGGCGAAATGGATGACGTTCTCTACTTCGAAAAGAAACTTTACAAAGCCTTGGATGTGCCGCTGTCAAGAATCGAAACTGACACCGGATTCAACATGGGACGAGCATCCGAAATCAATCGTGATGAACTCAACTTCCAAAAGTTTATTGGCAGACTTCAAAACAAGTTTAGTGTGTTGTTTATGAATAGTCTCCGTGTTCAGGTGATTCTCAAAGGCATTGTAAGTGAAGATGAGTTTTACAAGATCAATCAAGACATCCGTTTTGACTTTGTTTCTGACTCATTCTTTGAGGAAAGTAAAGAGTACGAAATCATCAAAGAACGTCTTGATGTGTTGCGAGAAATGACAGAATACATTGGTGATTACTATTCACGCGATTATGTTCGTCGTGCAATCTTGCGACAAACTGATGCAGACATCAAGCAACAAGACAAACAGATAGATAGAGAAAGAGAACTTGGATTGCTGCCAGAGAAAAATGGTGACGGAGGATTTTAATGGACGAAAGGCTGAACCATCTCAACTTGATTCTTGAAGCCCCTGAGAAGGTGTCGGTCGCGTATACCATGTCTGTTCTTGCATCACGTTGTTTGGGTGCTATCGAGGAAGAGTTTAGAAGACCACCCGAGGATAAAAAGTCGCCTGAACTTGAAAAGGCTGAAACCGACAAAACCGAAGCCGATGCTGCCAAGGCAGAAGCAGAAGCAGATGCAACTGATCCGACTCTTGACCCCGACTTCAAAAAAGAGTTTTACCTTTCATCCTTTGATTACAAAGGTAAAAAAATCGTGTTGAAGAAACTTGGTATGGGTGTGTCCGCACCCGTGTCCGCGTACGTTGATGGAAAGCGTGCCGAACTGTTTATGTCACAAAAACAGGCTGAACGAGAAATCAAGAAACTCATTGACAATGGTTTCGTAAAAACACCTAAGCCAGAGGCAACAGTTGAAAGTCTCAGAGCCTTTGGTATGAACGGTGGAATCGTTGAACATGCCGATGGTTCACACAGTGTAATGAAGTTTTCGGACATTCAACACACACTTGAAATATATGACAGGCTAAATAAAGAGCATAGAGTTGCCTTTGAAGAAAGACTGCGTAAGTCTCAAAAAGATGCAGCAGACATGATCGGCTTCTTTCAGGAAAGACTAAAGAGGAATCTAGTATGAACGCAAACACAGTTGTAAATGCAATCGCAAACAAACAGTTTAACGCTGCGGAAGAAGCCATCGCAGAGATGCTTCAGTCTAAGGTGTCTGATGCTTTGGTTGCAAAGAAGGAAGAAGTGTCTAAGGACTTTGGTGGTCAACTTGGTGAAGCCAAGCACGACAAAGACTATGACGAGTTCTTTGCAAAGGCGATGAAAAAGTTTGGTATCTCATCACCTGCTGATTTGAAGACCGATGAGAAGAAGAAGGAGTTCTTTGACTACGTTGACAAAAACTTCAAGTCTGATGTAGAGAAGGCAACCGGCAAGGAAGACCCTGACGCTGATGACGAAGAAAAGGTCGCTAGAGACAAGGCAAAGAATGAGGAAGTCGAACTTGATGAAGCCGTGACGGTTGATATTGAGTTTAAGAAAGATGCCGATGGTGCTGCTGCCGTTGGTTCCGAGACTGGACGCAAAGGTCTGGTTGTCAGTGGCAAGAAAGTCAGAGATAAAGTTTACAAAATGACCTTTACAAATGACGCTATGATGAATAAGTTTATGGACAAATATGAAAGTAAACTGAACGAAGAAGACGATCTGTCAGAGGAAGATAAGTAATGTTTCTTATCACTGAAGTCAACGATAATGTGAATCTTGTCACCGAAGAAGTGAACGGTGAGAAGCAGTATCATATTGATGGCATCTTTATGCAGGCGGAACAGAAGAACCGCAATGGTCGCGTTTATCCCTCCAAGGTTTTGATGAACGAGGTCAAAAAGTATAACAATGACTATGTGAAAAGCAAAAGAGCCATGGGTGAACTCGGTCATCCCGATGGTCCCCAACTGAACCTTGAGAGAGTGTCTCACTTGATCAAGGAACTTCGCATCGATGGTAACGATGTTTATGGTAAAGCAAAAATCCTTGACACTCCCTATGGTAAGATTGTAAAAAACCTTATCTCTGAGGGTGTGAAGATTGGTGTTTCTTCCCGTGGTATGGGATCACTGAAACAAAACAGTAGTGGTGTCAACGAAGTCCAAGATGACTTTAGCCTTTCGGCAGTTGATATTGTTGCTGACCCTTCCGCTCCTGACGCATTTGTTGAAGGAATCATGGAAGGTAAAGAGTGGGTGTGGGAAAACGGTATTCTCACCGCTCGTAAAATCGATACATATAAAAAGCACATTCATAGTGCTACTAAGAATGACTTGGAGGAAGCAAAGTTGTATGCTTTCGCAGATTTCCTCTCAAATCTAATCAAAGATAAATAAGAGAAGACTAAGGAGAGTAACATGAGTCTTAAATCTGCATTGGAAACTGCCAAGGATATCCTTGAACAAGCATCGCTTGAAGCATCGCTTGAAGAGGGTAAGCACGACAAAAAAGAAATGAAAGGTGACAAAGACACCGAAACCCCCGGTTTGGAGGGTGGTGCTATGTCCGCCGATGGTGTTGAACCAAAAGCCGCCGAACCAACTGCTACCACTGCTAAAAAGCCAGAGATGAAAAAATCTGATGCTGACGCAGAGGAAGAGGAGTACGAGTACGAAATGGAAGGCGATGCAGAGGAAGAGGAACTTGAGGACTACGGTTCCAAGAAAGCCAAAGATGCTACTCCCGGCGAAGGTATGAAAGAGCATCTTGGTCAACTCTTCTCTGGTGAAGAACTCTCCGAAGAGTTTAAAGACAAAGCATCTGTTGTCTTTGAAGCAGCCGTCACCATGCGTGTTGACGAACTGCGTTCAGAACTTCACGAAGAGTTTGAAGGTCAACTTGAAGAAGCCAAAGCAGAAATGGCTGACAAACTTGATCAATACCTCTCATACGTTGTTGAAAACTGGATGAAGGAAAATGAAGTCGCAATCGAAACTGGTGTTAAAACCGATGTGACTGAATCCTTCATGGCTGGTTTGAAAGAACTTTTCGAGACTCACTACGTCACCATGCCTGATGAATCTTATGATCTCATCGAAGGTCTGAACGACAAGATTGATGATCTTGAAACCAAACTTAACGAGTCGATTGAACAAAACCTCACACTCTCCGA